GATTAGGTGGTACTGGTAAATGTACATTAACTGGTATTGACATATTATATCTCCTATCTTACAAGCATTATTTAATAATCCAAGCAATAGCTAAAGCTAGTACAAAAGCAAAAATTACTGTGTACCAGCCCACCCCACTAGACTTATTAACAGAGTTAGCCACATCTATAATATCTTGAATCCTTTTCTCATCTTCGGTATACAGTATCAACAAGTACTCGTCAGTATCTTTGTCACCCCATAGGTGGTCCTTTGAATACAGCAACTCATGAGCAATAACTGCTTGTACCTGTTTATGATTAAGCAACAGAATACAGGTGTCATCTAAGTCATAGGTATTCTTTAACTGTACCCAAGAAGGTATTAAACTAACATGAACGGACTTTGTTGAATAAGTGTATTTTGACATTAAAATACCACCTTTTTATTTACTCAATATACTATACACTACTCTTCACCCATTGACACCTCTTCAACATGTAAACCGCCCTTGTACAAAGCGTCATATGGCTGGTCGTACTCTACTGGATTACTATTATCTGAAACATATTTGTCTGCTTTTTCCTTTGATAGGAAGGCAATTACTGGCTCAATAGTTGATATTGCATCCCCGTATCCACCATCGACATCAATATCCTCGAACACTACATAAACTAACCGTTTTTTGACACCATCAGGTACACTTACTTTTCCATACTTATTCATAATATCTCCCTTTCTTACACTGATTAGTTCATCTTAGAATTAACTGCCTTTTTTAATTTCCATAGCTATACTTCCCAGTATTATTTAGTCCTCTACTTGTACAAAACGCTCAGAATTTTCTGGGTCAAAAGTAGGTAGTACCCCATAGGTGTCTGAAGCTAGTAGCTTATTGTACTCTGCTTCTGTGAATGTTGTTTTTACCACTCCAGGTGACTCGTTAGAATCACTAACAAATAACTCACCGTTATAAAGGCTATAATTTAAGTACCCATTAGCTCCAGAAAAAATACGTACACAATACTTAGGTTCCTTCTCATCTCCATAGGTATTAATGTAATGCATTAATAGCCAAAGAACATGTGAATTTACAGCTTCACTAAGGTTAATAGAAACTTTATCTGTTCCCTTATTACGAGAAATAGTTACCTCAACATCTTTTTTTGCCCTAGCAGTCAAAGTGAATCTCCAAAAACTCACCAATTTTTGTGAATCCCTAACATTTGTCTCATTTAATACACAGGTGTATCCATACTTATTTAATTGTGTATCAAGAGTTTTAAACTTCATATCTGTACCCCCTAATCATCTTCCTGGTTATCTACCAGTTCAAAACGTTTATCATCCGCGTCAAACTTAGGCAGGTATTCTGAGTACCTATTCTGTACCCTATTGTACTCATCTTCAGTAAATAAAACTTTGTACCCATAACTAACTAAGGAATTAGCAGATACCTTACCTGAATCTAAGCCAACATTTAAGTAACCGTCTTCCCCTGGTAACAAATGTACATAGTATCTATTTTCGTCTTCCCGTTCCTTTACCTCAGTAAGAGCATATTCTGTTAACAACTTTAGTAATTTTGATGAATGAGGGAAAGCAGTATAATAAGTATCCAGTTGTCCATATTCACCTAGGGGAACTCGAGAAATAGTAACACCTATTGAATTGTACACTACTAGTACTTTATTATCAATGCCTTTTCTCTCAATCTCTGTTGAACCTCCTAGTACATGTATACTATTAATTAGTTCACTTGTTTTCATTGTACCCACTCCTTTTGTTAGTCATCAGTATCTAAGTACACCATGGTATACGAAATTGAATTTTTATAGATAACCTTGTACCCTAACTCATGTAGCTGTTGTACATCTGCTTCTGGCAAATGACGCCGTACAGGAGAGGTACCCGTTAATACATAATCAGCACAACCTTCACCAAAGGCATAGGCGTCTAACAACTTAGCAACATTAGCTCTATACGCTGTACCAGAAGTATCTAACTTTGATAACCAAAAATTATTATACGTATCTTCATCAAGATTAAAATCATGGTTAACTAGGTACCCTAATCCTTCTAAATCTCGAAGGTCTTCTTGGCTTAGTACCCCGTGTACCCTAACCTTTTGTCCTAATCCTGCTCTATGGGCTTTTAACAAATCCTGTACTACTTTAGAATGATTACCTTCATCAGTACTACCAAAGCCACCTTCACGAGTATCTGTTGAAGTATCTCCATTAGAGGCTAACAAAGTTTTTGTAAATACTCCTTGCATGATACGGTCACCACTATGAATAACATAGTCTTTATTACTTAAGTTGTAAAACATACCTTGGATATCATTGTGTTCTGCTTGATAATAATCGCTGTCTACTACCCCAACACCATTAGCTAGTACCAATCCACGTTTAGATGGGTTACTTGACCGGTTAAATAATAGCAGTACCGTATCTGGGTCAAAACTAGCAGTAACTCCCGTTGGTACGAAAACAGGTTCTTCATTGTGACTAGGTACTAGCAAGGTAGAGCAAGAATAAAAATCATAACCATTGCTACCAGAAGTCATACGCTTAGGTAGCTGTATCATACCCTTACGGTACCCATTAGCAACTTTAAACTCAATATTGGTCATTTTGTTTGTCTCTCCTTACTTATCAAATCGAGTCTTAGGGGCCTTTTGACTAATGTACACAACAGAATACACTTTTTCATCCTCAGTTAAGTTAGGATTGGATACAATATGCTGTACTTGGTCAATGAAGTCCATTTTATCCCAAAGCTTATTAAGTTGGTCCTCAACAAAGTTAAACATTTCTGAATTTCTATTTTCCTTTGTAGTATACCCATTTAACTTGTTCCAAACATGGTTATACGCTTTGTACAACGTTTTAAAGGTATAAATTTCTTTACTACCTTCTTGATTAACATAATAGGTATAGTGTCGGTTACCCTCACCAACAATGTTTACTTGATATGAATCAAATTTTACACTGTCAGACTGTGAAAAATACTTATTCTTAATGTACTTTGATGCCATTTGGTTAGCAATACCTTCTGTATGGTATAGAGTATTGTTACCCTGATGCCCATTAATTAAATAGGTCCAACCATCTGATAGTTCTTTTACTGTAACTTTGTCCATTTTTACTCTCTCCTTTTAAGTTAAAGTACCTTAATTGGTACTCATGATTTCTGCTAACAAAAACATAGATAGTACAAAGATAAGGAAAAATAACATGGTTATCTTTGGCGTTACAAGCCCGTTAAAGGCATCTATTTTGCTCTCTGACAGCACCTTACTAACAAGGGGTAACGTAGTAGAGTCTACAGTTAGATACACGCCTGAACGGCTGTATACAAGCTCATTTACATCTACTGCCTGTTTATCCTTAAGCAGCTGTGCTTCCTTACGCGTTAATTTAAGTGTCTCCATACTCTACCCCAACCTTTACACAATACTTTTGCCATCTTTTATAACTCTTTCGTATACTTCTGGTAACACCTTTAGTACCTCAAAGCTGTCAATGTACTTGCTGTACTCATCCAAAGAGTAATGCTTTTTGAAATTAGCTATTTCGGCATACGTGGTATCATTATACTCATTAGTTATTGTGTACACCTCAGAACTACAATAGTCTCCAGCATATCCTCCACTAGTAACCCCTAAGTTTGATACTCTTAGAATGTCAAATTGGGCATCATAGTTGTACTCAATAGAGTTCAATCTCAAAATGTATTCCTCCCTTTAATTTACTATCTATAAGGTAACTACTTTGTACCCTTGAGCGGTATACCATTGGTTATCATAGTTATTTTCCTTGAAAAACTTGGTAACCATATCAGATAGTTTTTCCCGGTCTTTCTTTTCAAAATAAAAGTCATCATCAATACCTTCATCTGAGTAAAAGTCAATCATAGCATCTTCTAGGATGCACCCAAAGTCAGGCAACCCAGTATATTCAACGGAAATAACATCTAAAGAGTCAATATGTTCCCCATCAGGTTCCCCAGATACAGCATCTTCGATATCGAAAGTGTACCCTTTTTCATTGAACTCTTTAATCATATCCTTTGCTGCCTTCTCTGCATCTTCTAAGGTATCAAACAATTCAGAATCAAGATGCTCTGCTCCTTCGCTAAAAGCTAAGATGTACTTCATAATATTTCCTCCTATTCAATAATTGTCAATTCTGCATCAACAAGCTTATCATTTCCACTCCAACATGCATCTGATAGTGCATTTATTGAGCTTTGTTCCATAAATACACTATCATTACTCAAGTTAATTAGTGCATATCCTTTATCACTAGTGATAACAAGGTAATAGTCAAGTCCATCATAAATAACATTGCCTACCTTGTACATTTCTTTTGCATCCTTTTGTGTTCTTGAGGCGGTTACAACTTTCATTACATATCAATTCCTTTCTGACTATGCTACTATCTTATCACTAAAATTGCCTAAAATCAAGACTTAATACAAAAAAGTACCCCAATTGGGGTACTTTTTTACTAAATAGTTACTAGCTGTTCGTACTTGTCCTTCAAATTTTTACTGTACATAAATAATAGCTTACCAGTGTAAGCAGCTGTAGCATCCTTTGAAAGAGTATCTCGGCTAACCTTGCATAACACAGTGTATACATGGCCCTTATACTGGTTATCATTAAACTCTTCTAGTACTTCCTTTAGACCATTCATATCCTTAGTACTAAATGTTACTTCAACCAGTTCTGCTGTGGTATCCGTATCTTCCAAATCCGTATTCATATCAACAGATAGTACTTTAAAAGTATCTTTACCTTCTGGACTTAAACTCAAACCTAGCATGTCACTAATATCTTGTTGCACTTTGTAAAAATTCATTATACTTCTCTCCTTATTTATATATGTACGCCGGAAGCTACACTGAAGTAGCACGAAAGTTCCCAAACGTATCATTCAATTTCCAACGTTAGCATAGTTTAGTGTCATTCCAGACTTAGTTAGTTTTAAACCTATCCAGGTTAGATATATTGGTACTTGGGTCACCCTCTAATTAATCTCCACCCATCGTAACTAATATTATCTTAGTACTTGTACTCAACTTTTGCGACAACTTTGTTAGGTAAACTAGTACTTTCCCACTTATTTTTATCTCCCAGTAAAGTTCTAATATTGTACCGAGTATATACTTCACTTTCCACTGCTAAGCAAACAGTCTCTTTACCTGATGAAGTAACTCGTTGTACTTCTTTACCATCTACTGTAAGAGTACCTATCCAAACTTTACCTGCCATGTAGTATCCCCCTAATTAACCTTTTTAGGCGCCTCTCTTCGACTATTATCTAACTTTTCCTCTTGCGTTTGATACTTGTCCTTAACTGGAATAATCTCGTCACCTTGGTCATTAGTGGGATTACCCTGATAGAAGGGGTCTTGGTCTGAAAGAAATACTTCTGGTTTAGTCTTCGGCTTATCCAACTCAGATGTTTTCTTTTTGTACTCTTTTACCTTTTTAGTCTCCTCTTGTCCCTGGTAGTTAACCAGTCCAATCTTATTTTCCATAATGGGTTACCCCTTTCAAGCCGTACAATTGCTTAACACTAGCTAAATCATGTGAAGTAATTTTATACTTAACACTAGGTAACAATACCGGCTGCATAATATCATTGGTAACCTCAGTATTATGGCCTAATCCTAGTACATGACCTAATTCATGAGTAGCAACTACTTGCTTCATAGTAGTATTTAATTGTGCTGAATCCATAGAGTCCTTGTACAAAAATACATATGAATTCCAACTAGGAATTGTTTTATCCAAGTACCAATGATGGTAAGTTGATTCTGTTAACCCTACCGTTAATAAATAACTGCTAGTACTCGTATAATCGTTCAAATTGGTACTCTGTAATAAGTACACCTCTGGGTTACTTTCTGAGTACTTAAAGTGTACTTTAATATTACTCTTCTTCAAAGAGTAATTCCATGACTTGATAGCCTTTTGGTAAATATTTTTGTACTGCTTACTTACCCCTGAACCATAGCTGTACTTAATTGTACCAGTAAAGTACTTAGTACCTAAAGTAGGTGTTGCATACGGGTCACCCGTTTTATTGGGTAAAGGCTTAGGCGTAACTGAGTAGTTCACCTTAGGCACCTTTGCCTTTTTACTCGATACCTTTTGATTACCCTTCTTAGATACTACTGTTGTATCTACTTTGTGTACTTTAGCATGTACTACTGTTCCTTGTTGGTACCAGCTAAGTACTGCTACTGAAGCAAAAGTTAGAAACATAACCTTCCATGCGTTTTTCATGAGTACCCCTCCTTTACTTGTTACTCAAGTAATCCTGGTGGGATTTTGAATGCTGCTTATCCTTTTTATCTGGAACAAACTTTTGCTGCTCTACATGTTCATTAGCTTTGCCTTGACCAGTGCTATTAACTGCTAGTTTCTTTTCTGTGTACTCTTCTGCCACAGGGGTATCCTCCGTTTCTTCTGAAATACCTTTATAGTAATCAATTAAATCCTCTAAGTAATTCTTAGCTTTAAGCAAGTCAGTAATACCGTTCTTGTTTTTAAACCTCTTAGTGTACTTGAAGATGTTAAACTTGGCCGCACCAATGTACTCTTCCTCTGTTAAGATGTTTCTTAAGTTACTACGAAGGTCTCCCCCATTGGTGGTACCATGATAATAACTAGGGTCTACTTCACTCATTTATACCTCTCCTATCTATTTGATAATGTACCTTTATTGTATCCCTTTAAGGTACCTTTGTCAACCTTTATTTTGTTTCACAAAATTGTACACTGCTGGAAATACCCATACAAGGTTAATCCACAATGCTATGGATAGTCCAATTAAGATACCAATAAGTAACCATACAATTGCTACACCTAATTCCATACTTGTACCTCCTTTAGTCCATTAAAATTAAAGCTAAAAGTACCCACCATAAATTATTTGTTTTCCAAATTAGGAAAGCAACAAATATTAGTACCCCAAGGTTAGTTAACCCTTTACCCAACCCATTATTCATGTTTGTTACCTCCATTTTCTTTTATACGCTTCTTAAGCTTGGCAATGAAAGTAGGGTACTTCTTTTCATTATCCTTTTTTAGACGTTCAGATATCTCATTCCACTTTTTAGGATTACTGTTATACGCTTTTGTAATAGCTTTTGTAAACTTTTGTAATTCTTTGCTACCCTCTTTGTTCATAAGAAGATACCTCCCTGTACCAGCTAAGCATCTGGTAAATCAATGTACTTACTTTTTGTACTTGGCAAAGTACTTTTCCTGTACTTGATAGAATTCCTTTTGCAACTTAGCTCCCATAAACTTCTTCAATTGTTCCATGTTATCAAACTTAAAGTTAGGATTTTCTAATAGCTCTGCATTGATTCTATCCTGAGTGTAATCAACAAATGCAGAGAAGGCATCCGCTTGATTATCTACTAAGTCAGTATCGTCATACTTTTTACCTGCTACATACTCTTTTTTATATAATAGTTCACCATTTTGTTCTGCTTTAAAAAGGTACTTGTTGTACTTATTCTTTTTTAATGCAACTGTAATCTTATTCATTATGTTATTTTATCTCCTTCATAGTACTTACAAAATTACTTATATCTACTTGATACTGTCGTTTCATACCATTTACAAAGTTACTAATATCTACTTGGTACTGGGGCTTTATACTACTTACAAAGTTACAAATATTTATTTGGTACTGAGGTTTCATATGACTTACAAAATGACTAATATCAACTTGATACTGAGACTCCATATGACTTACAAAATGACCAATATCTACTTGTATTTCTTTTTCTGCTTTAATCCTATCTTTTATTTGTGTACCAGACATCCCCAGAAACTTAGGATTGTCCTTATTGGACTTAACGAACCACTTCTCACTAGCCCAAGTTTGGCCACCACCAATAGCCTTTTGGTACACACTATCTTGAGTACTATACTTCTGTACTAATTGGCCTTCTCTTAAAGATACCTCATCAGCATCCCTACAAATCTGCCCATAGTCCCAGGTAAATTCATATACTAGCCTCTCTTTTTTCAACTCTTCTACATGTACCTCTTCGTAGTCAGAAAAGTCCTTATCTTTTTGATGCTCGCTGAATCGTTGCTTAACTGTACGATTAGTGTACCCAACGTAAATGGGGGTACCATCGCCATATATTACATAAAACCTTGAAATTATCTTAAACATACATCAGTCATCCTTAACAATAAACTCGCTTACATTATCTACAACAACCTGTACCAAGTCATCTACTAAATCTTCCAAACTGTTAGCAGCACATAACTCTTCTTTTTTACCATCATGATTATTAACGTACAGATTGTACCCGTAAAGTGTATCTCTTAATTTGTCTCTTAGATTATTACCCATAATTAGTTATCCTCCAGTACTTTATTGTAGGATTCTACAGCTAACCCCTTGATTACATCTTTACTATCAAGGGTACTCAAAGAGGTACTAAGAACTCGGTACTCTTTAGTATCCAAAAAAGGTAGTTCTCCAAAGGTTGTAACTTGTAGCATTTTGATATCCTTTTTAGTTTTTCCCTTGTTTAACTTTGTTCCTTTAAATAGTACAGTGAAAGGTTTATGAGTATCCTCTGAGTAATCTAGGGTAACAATTTCACTGGTACCAATG